TCAGCCGCACTCCGCCAGCGGCACATTGCCAAGCCGGGTGCGCGCCCACCCATAGGTGAAGGTTTGCAGCTTGGCGTTCACTTCCGACAGGCGCAGATATTCCACACCCTGTTGCGCATCCATCAGCTTCACCATGACGCGGCAGGCATCGGCCTTGCCGCGCTTCGCCGCCAGCGCATCCCATGCCGCGATCGTGGCCGGGCCGATCCGGCAATCGACCTTGATATTGCGATAGATGCGACCGCGATCGTTCAGCGCATTGAGCGCGCGCTGGAAGTAGCAGGACGGGCGATGCGGCCCGAAATTTACCACCTGATCGGCCGTTTCCTTCGCCAAAGCCGGGCTGCGCTCAACCAGCGGCAGCAACCCCGGCTTCTCCAGATAATTGGTCGAAAGGATTTTCAGCGCCCGGTCTTCCGGCAGTTCCTGCATCGGGCCGGTATAGCCGTCCGCCCTAGCGACCTTTTCGGTGACGCCGTTCTTTGTCTTGCCACCCGGATCGTTCGCATTGTCAACGAACCCGCCCTCAACCGCCACGATGGCCGACAAAATCAACGCCACCGCGCCGCCAACTCCGCCCGCGATCTTTTTCTTATTCGTCGCCATCGTCTTTCCCCTGTTTGACAAAGCGCAGCACGAAGGCGACCCCGCCGCACACCAGCGCGGCATGATCGAACCAGTGCGGCAAAAGCGACCGCGTCTCGGCGGGCAACATCCCCCAGATGCTCAGGACGTTTTCCGGCAGCTCTGCCAGCAGCAGGAACAGCGCCGCCAGCCCGCCGAACTGCACCGACCACCAGCGCCACGCCGTCCGCCAGTCGGCGACCAGACGCACGCGCAGCTTGCGAAGCACGCTCATGGGCGATCTCCCCGGTGCAGCGCTTCCAGCTGGGTGACACGCCGGTCGATCTGATCGATCCGCTGGCCGGTATTGTTGCTGGTGAGCGCAAGGCGTTCGTCCATCCGCGCCACCGTATCTTTCATGTCCGACAGTGTGGTGATGATCCAGAAGCAGACCCCGATAATCGCTGCGGTCATCAGCGCCGTGACGATTCCCCCCGCGACTTTCAGGATAGGCGGGATCTCCGCTTTCGATGGCGGGGGCGGACTATGCCGCATCATTTTCTCCAGAAACACGTCGCCCAGTTGTTCGGCGATCATGCGCACCTGCGCCGCATTCCCTGCGCTTTGGCTGGTGTCAGGCATGGTAGGTGGGCCTCCGTCTCATTGCCCTGCCTCAAGCAATTCTTTGGCGGCTCTCACTGATAGTTCGTCTTCACCGCTATCAAGGCGGATGCTAAGCGCGATCAACGCCATGTACCGGCGATGCGCTTCACTGTCCGTTCCCACTTGCGGGAACAGGTCATGCGGCGACATTCGGCATCTCCTTCCACGTTCCTGGGGTCCCAGCGGTCACGCATACCCAGCCCGGCGAACCCCCGGCGGAGGGTTCGCGATTCATTACTACAGCACCTTGCAAGTTTGCCCCCGCTGTGGGCGCGTTATTGGTGCGGCTGTAGCGGACGCCGCCATAGGTCAGTTGGCTATAGAAGCCGTTGTCCAGAATAGACGTGTAAGGTACGGACTCATCAGGAACGTAGACCCATGTCGCTGCATTAGCGAACGCGATGACGTATTTGGTGGTGCCGCTGCCGACAGTCGATGCCTGTTCGGAGAAGCCGCGAACCGTGTTGCGTTGTGCGTTACCAGCAAAGAATAGCGCCCGCGCATTTCCGCTTTTAACATCGAAGGTGCAGCCTATGAACTTTAAACCATCAATCTTGTTGCTTGACCCGTTGAAATACATCGCCGTCGCAACAGAACTTACTATCTTACAAGACTCAACAGCAAAACCGTTGACAATGAATGTATTATAGTTTTGTGCAAATATCCATGAATCAATAGAGCCGTCTACGGCGCAGCCCTCCAACATTATATCGTTTATGTTGTTGAAATAGTATCCCTTGCCGTAAGCGCTGCCAACCATGTCGAAGCACTTTGCATAGCATTGCTCCATTCGAAGCGTGGTTGATCCATTTTTGCTGTCAAAGTAAAACCCGTAATCAGCCGATGCGATAGACGACAGCTTGCGGAGAGTAGTGAGATAGGTATTTCCCATCGTTCCGCCCGTATAGTTAGGGAGCGTGAACCCGCGATAGGCGTAGAGCGTCGAGATGTGCGAGACTTCGGCATACGCAAGCTGGTTGGACGAACTGGCAAAAACGACTGCAAGGCGCGTGCTGGCGATTGAGGCCGCCGCAGCGGGCGAGAACTCGACCGAGAAACCCCCGCATCGGATATACGACGAAGCCATCTTGATAGCGGTGATGTCCGACTGCGGGAAAATGCGCGTTGCGAACTCGCCGTCACCTCGCAGCGCGACCTGCCCCGTGCCGCCTGCGGTTGTGTCGATTGTAGAGACTATCTTGTAACTTCCAGCAGGAATGCGCACTGCCATCCCGACCGAACTGTAGGACGAATATGCGATCGCAGCCTTGATCGCTGCGTTAATCGCAATATCCTCATTCGTAATAGCACCAGTGCCAACAGCCCCAAACCACTTGGCATTGATTTCGCCGTCAAAGACGCGCACCCAAGCGCCACTTGCGCCGGTCGTATCGCTGGACGGAGCTATACAAATCCCTTGGTCCGGATCGGCTGTGACGAGGGAGGACAAGTCGGCATACCGAAAAATAAAGGTGCCAAACCGGCCTGATGCTGCCGGGACTCCTTCCGTAAGAATTGCAGGGGCTGTCGTAGGAAGCGTGGAAAGTGCAGTTCGAGTGCCAGCAGGATTGGCTTTGCGGTCAAGGCTCTCTTGCACCGTCTCGCCATTACCCGCTCGGATACTATCCGCACCCTGCTTAACCCAAGCGCCAGTCCCACCACTATCGCTGGCGATGTAATTTTCATTATCCCAAAGGCCGGTATAGTCGCGATCGTTCCGATAATTGTAAACGGACGCCTTCTGTCCATCGGGCGCACACATCAACGGCCCATCGGTAACCGGCGCGGCCTTAAGTTGCTCCAGCGTCGCGGCGCTGTAGCCGTTCGGACCGCGCTCGCCTTTCCCGAACATCGACGCCGGCAGTATCTTCATGCCCCCCGTCACCGGATCAGGCGCAAGGACTTTACCGCCACCCGCGCGCTCGCTCGCCTTGGGCAGCGGCTCCGCAACCTCGCCATCGGGCAGCTTCAGCGCAACCGCGTTCAGCCGATCATGATCGGCCTGCCGCTCCTGCGCCGTCAGTGCGCTACGATCCAGCTCGCGCTCGATATCGGCGGAGGGCAGGGGCTGGCCCGGCGGTATCTTTGCCGGTTGCTTCAGTCCCGTCGAACGGACCACGCGGAACAGATCATTGGCGGGCCATGTCCCCGTCGCCGCAATCGTGGCGCTGGCGGTGCGCCCGTTACCCGCAATGACATAGTGCAGCCCGGCGCTCAGCACATTTGCCGTGCCCGTATCGGCGGCAATGTGCGTGACGATCAGGTCGGCGGGATCGAGAAAGGCAAAGCGGATAGCTTCGGGCGCTTTCGCCGCGCCCGGCTTATAGCTGAATTCCCGGATAAGGGTTTCGACCGCCAATGCCCACTCCCGACACACAATGCGGCATAGATCGCCGCAGGTGCCGGGTCGGAGTGGGAAGCTGGACCGGCGTTACGTGGTTCGAAATATCCCTGTCCGGTGCATTTTGCAACCCTATTGCGCCGGTTGTGGCGGCGGGGCCTCCATCGCATTATCAAAATCGGGCGCGCGGATATCCGACAGCCCCGATCCGGGGGCGGAGAAATAGGGCTGACCTTGCTGCTCCGCCTTGCGCTGCAACCGCTTGAACGCCTTGTCCGCATCGGGATCGAGCCAGCGCTGCACCTGATCCGACAACAGCCGTTCATAGACGAGGCGCGTATACCATAGCGACGATCCGGGCACTTCCTGCCGCACGATCTTCGCGAAATCCTTCCCCGCATTGGGCTTGGTCTTTTCATCGCCGTCCAGCCACGCGATGACATTATCGATCGTCGCCGACTTCACATTGCTGAACGTCTGTGCCGCCGGGCCGACCAGCGTTTCGGCAAACCCGCCGCCGAACCGGTTTTCATCACTGCCCAGAAAATCCCCGATGATGCCCAGCCCGCCGCCTTGCAGCACCGCCGCGCCCAGAAACCGGCGATCGTCCATCGGGCGCGCATCCTTGCCCTTCGACAATTCCTTTAGCTGGATCGACAGCGCGCCGCCCGCCGTCAGCAGGCCCATCAGCGTCAGGCCGTACATCGCCTTGTTGAACGCCCCTTGCTGATCCATCATCCGCCGCCCGTGCAGCATCAGGATCGACAGCGGGAAGCCTTTGAACAGGAACGTGCTGCGCGCAATCTCGCCCACCCACGTACCGCGCGGTACCCAGCTCATCACCGCTTGCGTGCGAAGCCCCGGTGTCGGCACGGCATAATCGGTTTCGGTCAGGATCATTTCCATCAGCGCGTCGGCGGCGGCGCTGTCTTTGATATCCTCCGGGAAAATCCAGTCCGATCCGCGCTCGGTACGCGTTTCGGTGCGGCGGATCGCATCCCATGCCTTTTCGCCGATGCCGTATCGTTGCAGCGTGCGCTGATACCCCGCGTCCAGATTGCCGAACGCCCGATCGCGCATTTGCACCACATGGGATAAATTCTCCATGCCGAATGCCCAGCGCAAATGCTGCGTATGGGCCGACAGATAGGAGGCGCGCAGCACGAAATCGGCCATGCGGCGGCTGACCTCGTGCGTCAGCTCTTCGCCGGTATAGCGCTCGGTCGCCGCGCCCACCCGCGACCATTCCTCCGCGACCAGCCCAAGCCGAACGGCAAGGCGGCGGTCGCCTTCGTCCAGCGGGTTCAGCATCTTGGTATAGCGTGCCAGCGTGCCCATGATCGGGGTGCGGTTGAACCCGGCGGTAAACATGGTCGATCCGAAATCGCTCGCCGTGGACAGGAACGCGCCGCCCAGCTTTGCTGCGACCTGTTGCGACTTGACGATGGAAAATCCCAGCGCGACGCCCTTTTTCTCCGGGCGATTGGCGACGCCGGTATAGGCATCGTACAGCCGTTGCAATTGCTTCGGGCCGTGATCGATATTGTTGATCGCGCGCCGATCGCCATTTTCCTGCACGCTCTTCGCCAGCGAATCCTTCAGGAAGCGGATCGATGCATCCGGGTTCGGCCCCAGCACGCGCATCAGCGCGATATCGCGCGCCATGCCGTCGATATGCGCGTTCATCGCTTCAAAGATATTGTGCCGCCCGCCGAACTTTTCAGCATAGCCCTTCCATGAATCATAACCGGCAAAGTGCAGGACGCGGCGCTCGGCGCGGCGATTGCCCAGCATCGAACTACCGACCTGTCCCGGCTCGCGATCGGCCCAGCCTTCGCTCGCGATGCTGTCCCACACATCGCGCAGCACCGCGTCCAGCTTTTCGGGCTTCATCGGTGCGCCGGTCACATCGTCCAGCATCTTTTCGCGATCGAGCAGCGGCAGGGTGAAATCGCGCCATGCGGCAAAGCTGGCATCGTTCATCGCCTTTTGCGCGGCGCGCGCGGCGGCGCTGTCATTCGCCTCGGTCGCGGCACGCTTGGCGGCCAGCGCCGCGTCATAGGCCGCGCTGCCCTTACCGGCTTCGCGCGCGGCCATGCCGTCATGAATCTGGGGCAGGGCCCAGTCCTCGCGCTTAGCGATATTGCCGCCCGCCGCGTTGAACGCCCCGCGCAGATATTCCGCCGCACGGGTCCATGCGTCCGCCATCTCGCGCGCATTCAGGTCGCTCGCGTCGCCGAAGATCGCCCGCCCCATCGCATCGGCATCGGCCTTGTTGCGCAGATCGCCCGTCATCGTGCGGCGATGCTTTGCCAGAATATCGGCAACCATCGCGTGCGAGCGCCCGCGAATAACCTCGCGCAACTTTTCCGCGCTCGGCACCGGCACCTTGTCGTCATGCGCCAGAAGGCCCATTGTGGCGCGCGCCGATAGCGGCTCGCCCGCACGGCTGTTATTTCGGACCATCGTAATCGCATCGGCCTGCGCCTTGGCGATCAGCAGCTTCTGGCGCTTGCTATTGTCGAACCCTTCCACAATCGCGGCCATCGTCACTTCGGTCGCCTTGCTCTCCGCCGCCGCGCGGCCAAGGTCCGGCTCGTACTGCGCGACCAGATCGTCATATAGCGCGCGAAATTCATCGGCGCGCTTCTGACTGATGACCTTTTTCGCCGCCAGATTGGTAAGGCACAGGCCAAGGCTCATAGACAGTTCCTGATTTCGTTGATTTCCGCCTCTTCGGCATCGAGCGCGGCATACAGATCGCGCAGCGTCTGGCCTTCGCCGTCCGCATCGAACCGGAATTCCATGTCCTGCGCTGCACTGTCGAACAGCCCGCCGTCGCTGCCGACCGGCTTTTGTGGCACCTTGCCTTTGATCCGGCCTTCGCCTTGCCGTTCCAGCGCACGGCGCTGGTCGCCCGCCTGCTCACCGAACGCATCCAGCTGCGCGCGGGCATCGTGATCCAGATTGTCGGTTTGCGCTTTCGCCGCAGTCCCTTGAGGGTCGACGAATTCGGCGGTCAGGCTTTCGCCCGGCGCTCCTCGATCCGCTTCGCCCAGCGGGCGAGCTGTTCCGCTTCCTGCCGAAGCGCCGGTTCCACGCGCTGATCCTGCGCCAGCTTTTCCATTTGCTGGCTGCGCGTCATCGAATCCGGGGACCCATTCGTCTGCATAATCGCCACCATATACCGAATCGCCTGATTGTTCGAGTGCCCTTTGACGCGCATTGTCCATGCGCTCGGTGATGACCCGCTCCATCGCAGACCACGGGTCATAGCCCTCTGCCATTGCCGACAGAACATCGTCGGTCAGGTCGGCGTCATGTTCCGGGTGAAAGTCGGTTTCCGCCTGCAACCGTTCCAGATACCCCGAACGGCTATTGTCCTGCGCAATCGCCTGATCGCGCTCGGCCATGTCGGCTGCATGGTGAAGCTGATAGATTTTCTCGCTGCCGTTTACCGCGCGTTCCAGCATGTCCAGAACATCGGCCTCGCTGGGACGGTCGGTGAAGAACCCCGCTTCGTGCAGCAGCTCGCCCGCATCATCGATCGACATGCCGCGTTTGCGGACCAGCGGCCCCGCGCGCGGGACGAAAGCGTCCAGTCGATTGCGCAGATCATGGCCGGCATCATCGCGAACCCCGCCGCGATCGGCAAGGAATTCGATCACATCGCTGGGCCGCGTCCGGGTCGGCAGCGTCCGGCGCTTCCACTTCGCCGAAACGAAGGGTACGCGGTCAGCGCCATCGACCAGCACCGGCGCGGCTTCGTCCGTGCGAATCGGCGCGTCCAGCGGTGATGGCGTATCGGGCGAACCGTCCGCGCGCGCCTCGGCCTGCTCGCCTGTCCGCTCGATCGCGTCGCGCTCTGCCGTGATCCGGTCGATATCCGCCTGCAACCGCTCGCGAAGCGCGGCTTCGCCGCCGATATCGTCGCGCAATTCGACGCGCGCGCCCGCGCGTTCCGGCACCGCGCCGCCCATCTTGTGATGCGCCCATGCAATCAGGTCGCCCGCGCTCATATCCTTCAGGAACGGATTGGCGTTTGCGACCTTTGCGCCGAGGATGTCTGCGGCGCGAGCGCCGGGATCGGCTTCGAACAGCCGCTTGGCACCGCCTTGCCCCGCAAAATGGACCAGATACAGATTGCCTGCGCTCTCCGACTCGCCATGGCTGCGCAGGAACGCGGCATTGTCATCGGTCAGATCGTCCATCAGAACGTCCTGCACTGCGCCGTCACTGCGCTTGGCGAGGATTTGGGCGTCCGACAGCCCCTGATCGCCGAACCGGCGCTTGTAATAATGCAGCCAGGTGCTTTCGATGAACTGGTATTTGCCGCGCGCGCTCGACAACGGGTTCGCCGCATTGTTGCTCAGGGCGCTTTCCACCACGCCGATCCGGTTCTTTACCGCCGCCCGCGCGGGCATCATCGGCACCGTTCCCGTGCCCAGCGCGGTATCCGCCCGTCCCGGCATCGTGACGCCCTCGGCGCGCGGCGCTTGCGGCGGCAAATCGTCCAGCACCCGCGACAGCGTTTCGGCGAACCGCTCGCGATGAAACTGCACGCCAGCACCGTTCGGCTTGAACGGGTTTGCCTCGTCCAGCGCGTCTTGCTGGCGCAGCGCATGGATCGCCGCGCGCGTCTCGCTGTCCGCGCCATCGCCCAGCACCATATCGGCAAGATCGGGCAGGTCGCGTTCGGATACGCTCGCCGCGTCGGCCCAGCGTCGTTTCACCGGTTCGGGCATCAGGTGCCAGACACCGTTCAGCGCCGTGTCATAGGCCTTACCTGCCGCTGGTCCGCCGTGCAGCTCCAACCCTTTCAGGGCACCGCCGAATAGAGCGCCGCCTACGACTGCCGTTCCCAGCTCGGCCGCCGCATCGCCCAGCGTCATGTCGCGCCCCTGCGACGCGCGAACCCACGCCTCGCCCGGCAATGACATCGCGGTAAGACGGGCATTCACCACAGCTTCGTTGACGACAGCCTGCGCAACCGTCTTTGCTTCGCCCGCCCCCAGCATCATGCCGACCGTGTTGATCGGATCGGTGGCGCCATAGCCGAAACCGCCGATCAACCGCGTTGCGGTGCCTGCGCGCGAGGCGGATGCGGCGCGGGACTCGCGCTCGGCCTGCACCTTACCCAGCGCCTTGGCGCGGAATTCGTCCAGCGAATGCGGGATCGCGGTAAAGGCGGTCGGGTCCGACTGCCGCACACGGTCCACCGCGTCCCATATCGCTTGCGCGTCATAGGTCTTTGCCCATGCGTCGCGCGCCTCGCGTTTCGTGAATTTGCCCGTCACGCCGCGATCGTGCAGCGCATCGACCAGTGGCGACAGCGCTTTCGCCATTGCCTCCTGATCCTGCGCCGCGGCGGTTTCCTGATCCGCCGCGCTCCAGAAACTATCGCTCAGCCCCTGCAGGAAGGACGGCGGCGGGGGCGCTGCCCCCGGCGCAGTGGTACCGCGCGAAAATGCTTGCGGCGGAAGGCCCATTATCGCGCTCCTGCCGGGGGCCGGGCGGTCTGGGTATAATCCTCGCCCTTCGCCGTTTTCAGCCGCTGCCCCGCCGCATTGACGAACACATAAGTTGCGGCCCCGCGATCATCACCGATCAGGACGGGCGTATAATTCTTCTGCACATCGCGCGCATTGACCGGAGAACCGTCACCATAGCGCGCATTGCTGAAATCGGAGCGCGACAGCAGCCGCGAAAATTGCTCGGCGCTCGCCCAATCGGGCAACATCACATGCCGCCCGTTTACCAGCCCCATGCCGCCGCGCCATTGCCCGTCCGGGCCGCGACTGGCCCCCAGCGCCAGATTGACCGCGCGGCGATACACCGTCGGCTCGAATTGCTCGAACCCCTGCGTTTTCGCTTCCTCGGCATAAATCGCATTGGCGACAGTGCGATAGCCTTCGATCGCCTGTTCGTTCAGCGATCGCCCCTGCAATCCGATCTGCGCGGTGAATTCCTCGCTGGCACGGTTCTGGTCGATCAGCTTGGGATTGGCTTTCAAATCCTCGCCGCCTTGCAGCGCCTGCATCCGCACCGAAGGATGGACCAGCGTGAAATAGCCAAGGCCGTTCTGCGCCTTTTGCGCGATATCGAACCCTGCGGCCCCACGCGGTGCAAGCTGCGCCAGCACCGCCGCCTTTCCCTGCACGCCCTGATCGATCAGCGCCTTATATTGCTCCGCCTCGCGGCTGTCGGCGGCATCGACCAGCTTGTCGAGCTGGGCCTTCATAATCTGGTCCGGCTCGCTCGCCTTGCCCTGCGCGATCCGCTGTTCCAGTGCATCGCGGTCGCGGCGCATCGTCATTGATGGGACACCGGCATAGCGGCGATTGGTTTCCGCCTGCACGTCCATCACGTCCAGTTCGACCAGTTCGCTTTGATCCAGCCCCGCCGCCTTGGCGCTCGCGCGAACCGCGCGCATCTCTTCGCTGCTCGGTACGACACCGCCGCGAATCTTCGCCTGAATGGCATCGATCCCGTCGCGCGCCTGATCGCGCACCCGGCTTGCGGCCATTTCGGCCTCGCGGTGCGCAAGATGCTCGCTCGCCCCGATCCGCTTGGCAATGGCCTGCCGATCATCGGGCGACAGCAGATCGTCCAGCTGCTTGCTGTCCAGCATCGCCCGTGCGGCCTGCCACTGGCCCGCGCCGATATAGCCGTCGAAAAACTGCTGGACGAACTGGCCCTTTTGCCGGTGTACCGCCGCATCGCGCGTGGTGCCGTCCATGTCCAGCCCGCCGAACAGCGCGTCGGTATGCTGCAACAAATCTTCCAGAAACACCGGCGATTGCGGCTCGCTGGTCAACGCATTGCCCTGCGCATCCGCCCATTTGCCGATATTGTCGCTTTCGAACGTCGCCTTGCGTTCCAGCGCCCAGCCACGTTCGCGCAGCTTCGTCTGCGCCGCATATTGCGCCAGCATCGGCCCGAAACGGTCGATGATTTCCGGATCGTCGGGCAGGGTCTGACGGAACGCGCCCACCTTGTCGGCGACGATCCGGTCGGCCTGTTCCTCGTAATCAGGCGCGCCCGGCTTGGTATTGCGCCGCGCCTCGTCCAGTGCGGTTGCAACATCGGCCTGCACCTCGGCCCATCGCCCCATGCCGTCCGCGACGACATGCGATTCGCGCCGCCGCGCCTGAATTTCCTCGATTCGCCGATTGGCCTCGGCCTCTTGCTGGCGAAGCGCTTCTTCATTCTGCGCGACCCGCTGCCCTGCGCGACCCAGATCCTGCAACCCCTCGGCGATACCCGATCGGAACGCCGCCGGGTCGCGCTGCGCCATCGGGCCGACCGGGTTATTGGCACGGGCGAAAAACTGCTCTGCCATCAGCCTTTGACCCGCATGGGAGGAACATACGGCGGCGTCTCATAGGGGCTATGCGCGCCGCTGCCCGTGTTCCACGTCCCGCTGCCTTTACGCCCCATCGCATCGCCCACCCGCGCCGCAATATCGCCGGATGTGCGCTGCGCCCGCATATCGCTCGCCCCGGCCAGCGCGCCGGACACCGCGCCGAACATCGACTGGATCAGCGCCGACCGGCCCGCCTTTTTCTTGTCCGCCGCGGCTTGATACAGGTTGTTGGCCTCATTGGTCGCCCGGCTGCGGATATTCAGGATTTCCAGTTCGCGCTGCACAGCATTCTGGCGGATGATATCCGCGCTCGATCCGCTGCCGATATCGACGCCCGCTGCGCCCATCGATGCGATCAGGTCGCCCGACAGTCGCCGTTCATCCTTGCGCGTCTGCAACGCATCATATTCGCCCGACAGGATCGTGCGCCGTGCATTCTCCTGATCGACGGCTGCGGCGGCCCGCGCGCCGTTATTCGCCTCGATTCCGCTATAGATCGTGCCCGCCGCCTGGGCAGCGATCGCGATGACGGGCAATGCCGCGCCCATCAGCGCACCAACCGGTAAATCATCGCGTCTTCCCCATTTTCGAAATAATCGCCCAGCGTCGATTCCGGCCGGAACCCCAGCGCCGCCATCCACCGGTGCGCTGCATCGTGGTACAGGCGTACCACTGCGTCCACGCGGCGATGTTCCAGCTTGCCGATATAGGCGAGGACGCGGCGCGTGATCGGCTTGCCGTAATCCGCTGCCTGCGGGGACAGCGCTGACCACAGCGTCGCATGATGCGCGTGCATTTGCAGGGCTCCCCCGCAAAACAGGATATGCCCGTCCGCCTTGGCCCGGATCGTGAAGCACCGCCCCGTTGCCGCCAGCATCTGGGCCATGGCCCATCGATCGCCCGCCAGCTCGGCCTGCACCGCCTGCACTTCCATGCGCGCCAGATGCTCGGCCTCGAAAACCTCGACCGTAATCATCGCTGGCTCACATCCGCTGTTGGCTGGATCGCGCGTATCGTTGCCCCCTGCGGCAGATACCGCTCGACCGTCACCTGCCCCATGATATCGTCCGTTCCGACATCTTCGGTCACCAGCAACCCGGTATCGGGCACGAAGCCCGCATTGGTCACACTGTCGGCGGTCAACTGTTCCAGCGTCACCGGCGGCGCACCCTGCGCCGTCACGCGCAGCCCGCGCGTTTTCAGCACATTGATAAGGAACCGGCTGAACCGCTTCACCTTGCCCATCGCTGGGCCGTTATCGCCCCCGGCCTCCAGCGGCAGCGTGGTGAACCGGCAGGGGAAGGGCAGGCCAGCAATGACGCGGGAATGCGGATTGGGCAGGGTGAACATGCCTGCGCCATCGACCTGAACGCCATCATAGGCCGCATCGTCGCCCTGCACCTGTATCGTCAGCCCGGACAGCCACGGCACCGGCCCGAACGTGCTTGCGGGCGAACCTTCATACACCGCCGCCATGTCGGTCATTGCCGGATCGTCGTCGTCATCCTCCTGCCGCAACTGATCCAACCGGCAGATATGCCAGCTTCCCCGGAATGTGACGGCGGCCCATAGCTGATCGAGCTCGCCCATCGGGTCCGTAATCCCGGCGATCGATGCGACAGCGCACCCCTCGGCCATCGGGCGCGTCGCCCATCCCAGCGCCTGTTCGTCGGGATTATACACCGCGACGCTCAGGGTCCCGTCCCCCCGCCGCGTCCAGAACAGCCGATTGGGGTCTTTCTGCGATACCAGATCAAGGAAGCGCGGCTTGCCGATATGCCGGGCATAGCGCGAAAGATCGATCGGCGTCTGACGGTTGCGCCCCGCTTCATATTCCAGCTCGATCACGCGCCGCCGGCTCTTGCCGATATAGATCGTTCGCCCGTCGATATCGGCCATCGGCGCATCGCTCGCGCCCTCGCTGTTCTGCCGCACCGACCGCACATTGCCGGGGCCGAAAGCCTCGGCCGGGTTGCGTTGCAGAATCGCGAACGGGCCGCTGGGCGTCATCGCCAGCAGGTCATTGCCCGCGTCCAGGTTCAAAATGCCGTTCGGGTCTTTGATCGTATGGATGAACGCCATATCGGCGCTGATCTCACCGACCTCGTTATAGGTCGAAAAATCGGTAAAATCGCCCACGACGCTGCCGTACAACGTCGAATCCTTGGCGACGATCAGGCGTTCATTATAAACGACCCCGCATTGCGGCCACCCGCGCCGCTGGCTGAACGATCCGAACCGCCAGCGCCACGTCCCGAACTTATACGATACGCCCCCGCTCGGCGGCACATAGGGGTCGTTCGGATCGTAATAATCGGGCAGCTGGTTCGAACTGATCGCCATCGCTCAATTCCCCGCCGTGGTGAAGGGCAGGCGGCGCAGCACCGTGGCCTGCATCGTCGCGCTGTCGACATATTCGGTCAGGCGCAGCACCCCGAACCGGTCATGCAGATATTCCAGCTGCACCCCGCCCGCGACCTCGTCGTTGATATCCTGCCCCTTGCCGATGCCGTCCCATTCGACGCCCTTATTGTGAACCGGCGCGACCGTGCCGGTGCGCATCGCTTCGCCGCCGCCGACCACGGCATAAACCCGCTCATTCCATGTCAGCAGATCGTTGATCGCCACGGTCACGCCCGGTTCCCAGCTTGGGATATTGCCGAAATCATCCGCCTCCAGCTCGAACAACCCGCCCACGTCCCCCGGTTCGAACAGTGCATAGGGTTGCCCGCCCCGCGACGCGGCAAGGGTCACTGATCCCACGACTCCGCTTGCCTTGACGATCAGCGCCTGATCTTTGTTGCGCGCTTCGAACGGCCCGTTTTCCAGTTCCAGCATCGACGCCTCGAACGTGTCGGCATCGACCCGCGCCAGCGCGCGCGTCTGGTGATTGGGATGGAACAGGTACAGCACGTCATAGGATTGCTCCCATGTCAGCGCGTTGATTTCGGACAGGGTATAAGGAAGCGTGGTCAGCGCGACCGGCGCACCATCCGCCTCGATCCGAGCGTCGTTGGTGAAGAAATGGGCGACGCCCGCCGCCATCGCCATGATATAGCTTTGCGTGACGCTATACTGGAACGGGATCAACCGGCATGGGCCGGGCGCTGCATCGACGCGCAGGAAACCGGGGCACGCATCCAGCCCGCCCTCGACCAGCGGAATCCATCCCGTCAATTCGGCCATGCCGATGCCGTACAGGTTCAGGTCGATGCGGCCATGCAGGCGGCGCGACAGCTCGCCCGCGTTGAAATTCGATTGAACCGGGGTGACGCGCGACATGGATCATCGCCCCCGCAAATAACCGCTGCCGCGATTGCGCGCGGCCAGCCAGTCCGATTTTGCCACAACCGACCCGCGCTGATTCGCGCCGGTTTCCAGCCCGTCGATACGCTTCGCCTTGCGCAGCGCATATTCGGCCTTGTTGCCCAGGTCGCGCTTGATCGTCTCGGATTGCGTGATGCCCTCGGCCAGCGCCTCGGCCAGCGCCAGTGTCATCGCCTTGACGAAAGCGGCCGGCCACTTCGTCACATCATCGACCAGCGCGATATAGCGGACGGGCAGCGGCGCGGCGGCATCGGTCAGGATCACGTCGCCCTCGCGCTCGCCCCGATAAAATCCGGGCCTCCCCTCAACGGGAACCAGCCAGCGCAGGCAATCGGACGGAAGGCGGAACTGCCGGGCATAGCCATAGGGCGGGTTCACGCCATCGGCGTTCAGCGCCGCGCGCCGCAGCGCGAAATTCCATGGATGCTGGGAAAGAAGGTCATTCAGCACGATCGACCAGAGCCGCTTTGCCCGCATCGCGACAGGGCGGTCGCTGTCGATCGAGGTGACGAAATCGCGCGACCCCAGCTCCGCCAGCGCGGCGTTCACGATATCGGTCTGGGTCGTGCTGGGCGTCGGCATGATGGCCCCTGTCAGGTGGTAAGGTGACGGCGCGCCGGGCGGAATTCCCACTCCGATTTACGCCCGCTGAGGAAGCATGTCCCCGGCGCACCGTCGAAGGAAGGAGGGGCGGTCAAAGGAGTAAAACCCGCCCCGCCCCCCTTATCGCTTGGAGGCGAAAAGCTCCGTGCAGACGACACCGGCTGCGGGCATGTTCGCACTCGGCGTCAGAATGATATCCTCGCGCTGTTCCAGCGCCCCCGCCGCAAGCATGGCGGGAACGATCGGCGCGCGAACCGTCTTGCCCGCTGCGGGACCGGCAAAGGCGACGGCATATTTGTCGTCATCGGTGGCGATGCCCAGCTTGAAGGTAAGCCCCGACAGATCGACCGAAGAGGAAAGTTCGAACGCGCAAACGGCGCAGCCCTCGCGAATGCGCGCGACCAGCGGCGTATCCTGCGTTCCGCCGCCCTGGGTGGCGAGGCTGAAATCATTGTGAAACCGGCGAACGCCCGCATCCACCTTCGTACCGGGGGCGAGCTTGCTGTCGTCGGTGCTGCTGTACGATGTGCCATACTGGATTCCCATCGTTCTTGCTCCTTGGTGTTGTCAGCCGATCGAGGCGGGGCTGGACCGCGCAAAACGGGACGGGCGGGGCACGCGACCCCGCCCGGCGATCAACCTTCCTTGCATTCAAGGATGAAGCACTTGTCTTCCATCAGGCGCGTCGCGGTGCTGCACGCTTCGGCATAGACCTGCTTCGAAAAGTTCTTGTCGTCGCGCTCGGTGATGCGACCGAAAAACTCGGTCCAGACCGCGCGATGCATCCCGGACGGCATAAATGTCGGCAGCATCCGCGTGGTTTCGCTTTTCGTGAGCTTTGAGCTACGCGGGTATGCTTTGGGCGAACCGAGATTGACCGGCATGAAGCGCAGATTCTGCCACGGCTTCAGTTCGCGGCGTGCCAGAACGAGCCTGCCGTCATAGTTGGATTTGACGTACCGATCGATCCGCTGAAGGTCCGACACCTGCTTTGGTGTCAGCAGCACAATCGGCTGCTCTTCCTCGATATCGCAGTCGGCAAGCTCGTAGGCTTCTGCAAGCGCGATGATCTTGTCTTCGGTCAGACCGGTGGCTGCGCCGCCCAGATCGACAACGATCCGGTTCCCGGCCTTGAACGGCACGGGGGTATCGCCATGTTCGCCGGTCCATGCCGTTCCGAAATAGCCTTCGATGAACTTGTCGTCGTGATAGCGGCGCGTGCCGCGTGCCGTACCTTCGACCAGCGGACTATCGATATCGACGCTGGTCGCTTTCATCGCATCGCGGTCGCGCAGCGGCGCGACATTCGCAGATTTCGGCTTTTTCACCCAACGCCGTTCGCTCGATGCATCGCGGTTATTGGTATCGGTGTTGATACCGTCCTTGTCTTCAAGATTGAAATCGTCATCGAACTGATCTTCAATCTGTGACGATGCCCCCGAGTACATCGACGTCGAACCAGCCAGCGGATAGATTAAACCCGGCTTCTGGTTCAGCTTGAACGTGGTATTCTTCTGATACTCGACGGTACGATTTTCGTTTGCCCAATCGTCTGCCATATTTGCCTCCCGGCCAAAAAACGAAATTGAATCCGAATTTCGACGGGGAGGCGGACCTGTGTCCGGGCCGTCTTGGGGAATGACGCATCCCGTTCCGCGCGGCTGCTTTCGCCGATTGCATCCGGGGCGCCATAGCGGCGGGAAGCCGGAGAAAAGAGGGGGAGAATAAGAACCGGCTCCCCCATCCGGCTAGGTCGCGAAATTCACCATATTGGGGAATTTCGTCAACCCCTTTTCTGCATCAACTGCATCAATTGTGATCGGCGTGCATATTCCGGGCTGCTCTTATCTGCGACCTTTGCACGGATTTCCGGGCTTGCATCCATGCGATCGATCTCGTCGCTCGCCTGTTGCGGGGTCATGCTTCCCATGCGCAACTGCGTCTGGGCATCACCCACCTTGGACAATTCACCGGTTTTCTCCGCGAGCGCGAACAGCGCACGAAGCGTTTTTCCTGCACCGACTGTCTGCTCCAGTCCGGTGGTAAGATCGCCGATATCGATACCGGCTTCCTTGAGCATGTTTTCGGTGGCCGCCAGACGCTGATTATAGGCAGCAGGGCCGAATTCAAATTCGACCGCGTTCATTTCGTCGCGGCCTTGTTGCGCCTGCTTGCTCACCACATCGGCCTGATACTGATTCCATGCGCTGCTCAGCTTTTCAGCCTGCAACGGGTGCAACCCGACTTCGTGAAAAACCGGGCGCATGGCCTCGCCCATTTCCGTCTGATTGCCCTCGGCATCGCCGATTTTATAATCCTCGGCCTTCTCTGGCCGAATTTTCGAAGCGAATTCGGCAAAGGCATCAGGATTATCGGCGGCAGGAATGGCGACGCGCCCTCGCGCAAAGCGCTGCGTTTCGATCAGCGCCTTTCCCATTTCATCGATACTGCCATAGCGCGCCAGCGTTTCGTCACCCTTCAACTCGGCCGACAGGAATTTATCCTGCCACCGGTCGCCGCTCGGCTCCGGGGTCGGGCTTGGCGATGGCGTCGGGGTCGGCGCGGGCGTCGACGTCTCGCCGGGCGCTGGCGCCGGGGCCGGGCTGGGGGTGGATGGCGCCGGAACGCCGGTGTTCAACGCATCTGCTACTTCGCTCATTGCCCGTTCTCCCTCAATTTCTTGGCAAGTTTTTTCAGTTCGGTGCCGCCCATGTCGATGCGCGCGAACATGTGCAGCACGATGGCGCGTGATGCGGCCTGGCTGCGCAATTGCTCGTCGCTCGCCTGCGGCATGTCGGCTGCGCCAAGGTTCGCAATCTGCGCCAGATCGCCCAGAACGGCGGCTGCATCGTCCTTCAACGTGCCGTCCGCGTTCAGCATCAATCGGCGATAGGCGAGGATGATTTCCCGGCGCCCGATCGCCGCCGTGATGAGCCGCCGTCGCTGCGCGCGCGCAGTGCTTTCCATCGCGGCAAGGCCGTCGATTTCATGACTAGCCGCCATTGACCGCCCCCGCTGCGCTCCTCGCCGCATCGGCGATCACCGGCACCGCTTCCAGCAATTGCTGTTGCGCGGCCTTGGCCTGCTCCACTTCGTCGTGTGCGCGCTTTTCCTCTTCGGTCGCGCGCCACGTCGCGGGCACGCCATTGCCATCGGCAAGGTTCGGAATGACCTTTTCCAATGGATATTCGCGGTTGAATGCTGCGGGCGCTTCGGGGTTGAATTGCGCCACCACGCCAACCTGTTCAGCGGTGCGCAGATACGCCGCCGACGCACCGGCCCGGCGCATCCGCGTCAGCTCGTTGTCATAGGCGCAGGTAATCCCGCCCCCGTCGCGCAGATACCGGGCAACCGTGGCGGGCATGTCATCCAGCATCCCCTCCTGCCACATCAGATCCAGCTCAACGTCCAGCATCGGCGAAAACCATTCGGTTTCCTGCCGGGCGAGCGGGGACAGCAATATGCCCTTTTCGGCGATTTCCTCCAGCGTCCGGGTCGCGCTGATATGCGTTTTCTGCTCGCGATAGATCTGCAGCAGGTCGCGATAGAACGCCCGGTCGATCGTCTGTTTCACCTCGGCGTGGAGCACCGTGGCGTCGCCCGAATCCGCCGCGTCGAACAGCGGCTTCAACATCGGCTGCATCTGCTCGTCCAGCCCGCCATAGGTAATCCCCCATGGCTTGAGGGCTAAGATCGCCTCGTCCAGTTCGTCGCTGGGCGCCAGCATCGGGCGCTTGGCGTTCAGCTCCGCGATCAGCACGCGGTCCTGCATCATGATCTGCGATGCGCGCAGCGCGGGCAGGAACAGCGTGCCCCGGCCACGCCCGAAATTCTCGTTTACCGCATTCTGCCACCGGCTGATGATCCGGCGCATGGTTCGGTATCCGCCTTCCTTGAACGGCACCTTGTCCTTGCAGCTGTAATAGCACGCCCGAAAGGGCATCCCTTCGGGGCCAAGGATACCCGGCTTCATGTGCGGGTTGGGCTCGATGACGTGCAGGAATTCGAATTCTGCCTGCGGCTTCGGATTGGGTTGTTTCAGGGCGTCGCGAACGCATGGCGGAATGGCTTCCTTCCATTCGCGCTGTGCCTGCTCGGCGGTCCATTTGAACTTGCGATGGACGCGCATCGGGTTGCCCTGCGCATCCGCCTCCCACCAGATCGAACCGATATGCTCCGACTGGTACGACAGCCCGGCGAAATAGCCGCGCTCGTCGAACCGCTTGTCGGGCCAGATACATTGCTCGCCGAACGCAATCACGCTCGCCGCGCTCTCATGCACGTTATTGGTGAAGCCCGACTTCGGATCGTTGCGCAGCATGAACAGGCGGTCGGCGATGATTTCCAGCCATTGCTGATGCACAACGCTTTCGTTCATTTCCGACGACAGGAACCGCAGCTTCTGCCACTTCACCCCGCGCGGCATGGTGAACCCTTCGAACAGCGAAACGCCGTCCTCCAGCGCCGCCGCGCCATATTCGTCGGTCATGTCGTCGGTCAGCGACTGCCCCGGCGACAGGATCGAATTGAACCCCTGTTGACGCGGCAGGATCAGGCGCGCGACCTCTTCGCGCAACGTATCGATATTCATCCGCGCGGCTTCCATCCGCGCCTGATTCCGCTCGATCGTCTTTCCGTCGAAACCAAACATCGCCTGATCCTCCCCCTATGCGCCGTCGATCAGGCCGCGCTCTTCGTCGTGCTGCGCGCGCCGGTGAACAGGAACGTGCCCGCAGAGATTTTCGCGGTGCGCCCGCCGCCGCCGGGGAAACGGCTCACCAGATCGGCAACGCCCACCGCCTTGTCGCCAGCCATCAGGAACGCCTTGCAGATACCCGTCTCCGGGATACCCGGCTCGATGACGATATCCTTGACCAGCTTCACCCGGTCGCCGCTCGGTTCATAGGCGTCGGGGTGGAATTCCAGCGGCGGCAGATCGCGGAACGACACGCCGTTTTCATCGGCCAGCACCACCTGCGTTGCTTCGGTCAGCGCATAGAGCGCGGGCGCTTCGGCATCGGGGTCCAGTTCGATCGCATCGGCGACGCGCAGCGACATTGTCTGCGCAGGTCCGGCCACCGCCGCTTCGGCCGCAGTGCGGCGGAACTGCTCACCTCGCAACTGCTCGGTCAGATCGGTGATCGTGGTATCCTTGGCCTTCAACGCCTTGGCATGGGCGCTTTCGGTCGCGGCGATATCCTTGGCGACTTCCGCGTCGCGCGTTTCCAGCGCATCGGCGATCCGTTTGCGGCACGCCTGCTCCTGCTCGATCTCGCGTTGCAGGGTGACACGCTTGTCGCCCTTCTTTTCCAGACCGGCCAGCGCCGCCAGTTCGTCGTCGGTCATTTCGGGCAGCTTGCCGGTAATCGCCTCGACATTGCCTTTCAGCAGTTCGGGCAGGTCGAAAGTCGTCGTCTTGTCGTCCATGGGTGCCTCCATCATTGGCCCATCAGGGTGTTTTTCTTCGTCGTCGTGGATTCAGCCCCCCGGCTTCCCGTGCGTTGGTTGTCCGCGCTCCCCCGACGGCTCGCGATGGCGTCGGCGACCAGCGAATTGCTGCGCGGCGTCGCGGTCGGTTGCGGCAACACCGGCTTGGGCGCTTTGGGCTTGTTGAACACGCCCGCCACCGCCCCGATCGGCGACAGCGCAATTTTCAGGATATCCCCCGCCATATCAGTTCCCCCTCATGCTGCGATCTGGCGCCGCACGGGCGCATTGTCGTTCGCCGCACGCGGCGCGAACGGGCTGTTGCCGAAATCGACCTTGCCCCGGCGACGCGCGGCATTGTGCCGATCGCGCAGGCGCTTATCGGCATCTTCCCAACCGTCATATTTGGTCAGGCCGAGAACGAGATATTGATTGGCGTCGTGGACATGGCTGAAATCGTTTTTCAGTGGCTCGTCTTTCCATCGACCGCCGCCGGTCGAATACTGCACGCGCGTCACGACATAGCCGCGATTAAAGCCCTCGCGCAGCACCTTGCAGCGATCGGAAATCACATAGGCGGGCGCATCGTCATTGACGTTGCGCAGCACGTCGCGAACCGCTTCCAGTCGCGGCCCGATCAGGTTCCGTTTCACCGGCGCGGGCTTCATCTTCATCTTCACGCCGATGGCGGCTTCGTTGAAGCCAGCCACGAATTTGATGATCCATGCCCGATCCTCGGCATTGGCATCGCTGTCACCGAACCACGCACTGGGATCGGCCCAATTCACTGCGCCAAGCTGGAACCCGGCATAATGCTCGTTCCAGTATTTGCCGACGACCTGCCCGAATTCCTTCGCGCCCAGCCCCTGCAACACCTGATCGTTGCCGGGCTGATACACGACGCATTCGTCGATGATGCGGATCTGGCCGCGCAAGGTTTTTTGGCCGAAAACTGCGGCGGGCGTGTTGCCGCCGTCCAGCCCGACATGGATCGGCAGATTCGGGTCGGCGGGCATATCCGCCACGCAATGCCGTTCGTCGTTATACTGCGAATAGACCGGGTTGCCGTCCCGCACCGCGCCGAATTTATTGTCGATGAACCGGCGCTTGTCGCCTTCCGACATGCCGATCATCATCCGCTGATAATAACCGGGCGGCAGGTTGCGCAGATTTTCCGCCCCGGCTTCCGTGCCTCCGGGCTGGCGATGGAACCGGATGCGGAAATTCTCGCCGAACTCGCGGCGGAATACCTCCATCTGTGCGTCGGAAACCCCGATGTTCCGATTTACGCAGAAATCGTAGGTCCAGTTATCCTCTGCCGGCGCATTCATATCGCCGATCATCCCGGACCATCCGCCCAGCGGCGTGCCCGGCGGGCGATAGCGACCGACGCGCGGGAAACCGAACTTGAACACGTCGCGGTGCAGCGTATCCATTTCGTTCAGCCACAGCCCGGTTAGCTGCAACCCCTTGAACAGCTCTTCCGCGCTCTGATCGCCGACCGCGACGAACAGCATTTCGATTTCAAGATGATCGACCTTCCCCCCTTTCAGCGGGATCGCGATGCTGATCTTGTGAATCTTCTTCGTTTCGTTCCAGTTTTCCTTGGTTTTCGGAAACCACATGAACCAGTCGGCAAGGACGTTCTTTTCCAGATGCGCCCAGGTATCGCGCACCACGGCCCAGCGGGCCCGCCGAACGCCATCCGGCCCTTTGGGCTGCCACATCGCCGAATTCAGGATTTTCTGGAAACAGGTCGTGGTTTTGGCCGACCCATACGGCCCCATGATGACGCTGACCGCCGACCGATCGGTGCGGAATTTATGCGCAACCGGGCCGACGAACCCCATTGTCAGGCCGCGCGATGCGGCGATCAGGTTCGCGTAGCGCGGCTTGGCGTCCGCCGCGACCTTTTCCAGATCGAACAGCGCCAGCTTTTCGATGATCCGGTCGGCTTCCTTGACCTGCCGGTGTTGCTCGACCGTCAATTCGTTCGCGCTGCGCAGCGGCTTTGCTTCAACGATGGCCTCTGCGCACGCATCCAGCAGCGGCAGGGTGATAGTCGACGCCGCCGCCAGCATCGCCAGCGCATTAGTCAGGACGCGTTTAACCTGCATCGTCATCACCATCGGCAGGCTTGGCGTCAGGATCGGACACTTCGGAGAAATCGGCGAATTCCAGACGCGCCAGATCGTCCTCGGTCAATTCCCCGGACTCAGTCATCTCAGCCAAGTGCTCGACATCGGTGAGGCCGGGAATATTCAGGATCACGTCATGACGCCGCGTCATATCGACCGCGATCGGGCGCTTGCTATGGACGTATTGCGCGACTTCTTTCGCCGCGTCGCGCTGCGCGATCATCGCCTTCAACGCCAGTTCGCCCGGCTTCGATTTCAACGACTGGGTAAGCCCGTCCATCTTGGCGGCAAGTTCGGTCAGCCGTTCGATTTGCTTTTCGCTCAGCGGTCCCGCTTCGCCGTCCAGCGCGCGATCCAGCAGCGCCTGCGTTTTGCGCGCGATTTCGAACAGCTCGTGTTCGCGTCCGCCGCTTCCGTCGGCGATCAGCAGCAATTCGACCAACTGATCGAGCGGCATCGCGTACATCGCCGCCATCGCTTCGACCGGATCGCCATATTTGTGAACGATCAGCTTGGCGAGCGCCTCGGATTTCTTGTTGCCCGCGCCGGGCGGGCGACCGGGGCCGGTGCGCGCCTTGCGACGCGCAACGCGGAACGTATTGGCGGGCAGTTTCCCCGTTTCCGGGTTCCGCAGCAGGTCAAGCTGCTCGGCATCCACCTCCGCGCCAAGCATCTTCCCCGGCGTTCCCGAAAACTCGCGCATATCGCGCATCAGGGCGGATTCTTCGCTCACCCGCGCCGCTCAACTCGCCATTTTAGCCAAGCCGAGATCGGATAGATCAGCGGACGCAGCGACGGATACAGCACTGCCAGACAAACGAGGCGCAGCGCGACGCGCTCGATCGCGTTCAGATCATTGGCCGGGCGATCATTCCGCGCCATCGACACCCGCCAGCTTGCGCATCTTCGACGCCCGCGCTTGAAGGTCCGCACAGATCGCATCCAATCCATTTGCAGCCGCGATCAGCGTCGTATCGGGCATCGTCCGCTCGACATTGGTATGCGACCGGAACGTGCGCGGGTTCATACCTGCGGCCTTCGCAAGTCTTTCAAACCCAACAATCTCCGCTGCTTGGCAGACCGCCCAAATGCGGTCGAATTCCTCGGCATCCGTCATGTGGCGTTTTTCCGCCACAGGCTTGGCTTGCTCGCTCATACGCCCTCGAACTGGATCAGGAGGCGCAGCCACGGGCGACGGACCGGATTGTCCGCCGCCCGGCTTGCGCTGAATACGGGGCGCGCGCTTTGCGCCGCTGGGGCAGGGCCAACGCCTTGCCGCTGGGGGCCTTGCGAGCCGTACCAGACGCCCCTCCGGGTTATCCGTGTGTCAGAATTGTGCCACGCGATTGCCTTGCCCAGCGATATCGCCGGGCCGACGCTCACCAGCGCCCAGATCGCCAGACTAGCCGCGCCGCTCATGCCGCATTTCCTTTGGGCGCAACCGCGTTGACACGATTCCGGCGCAGGCGTAGCGTCCTCGACAAGCCAGCATCGGGAACCACATGCCCCACGACACCCCGACCCGTTGCATCGCTGCTGGATTCCGCCCGGTTTCCGCCTGAATTCAGGCCGCGCGGGTGAAGCGTTTCCCCCGACCCCATGTGCCAATGAGAATTTCGCGCCCGAGAACCGGCGTCGGAAGGACTTTCAGATAGAGAAAGGGCCGTTTCGGCCTCAATCCGGATAGCGACCGGGAAGTTTTCACAACTCCGCTCCCGGCCTGCGCGACCCGCCTGGAGGGCAGATGCGATCGGCAAAAGGGGGAACGGGGGGTCTGCGCGATCGGCTCCGCCGATCGACCACCCCCCGCCCTCGATCGATCCAGCGCGCCGTGTCGTCAGATTGGCGATTAGAAGACGAGGCACAAAAAACGGCGCATTTCTGCGGCGTTCACTGCGCCGTGCGACATAGCGCTGTGCGACATAGCCCGAAGCGCCGTCGAAAAACCGCAGAAAACCGTCACTTTCGGAAACGGGCCGAGGCGGTACGCAACCGGCCTCGACCCGCCCGGCCTGATGCCCCCAAAGCGCCAACATCGGGATGCGCCGACGCCGATTAGCGCCGATCAGGCCGAAAAAATTCCCACAGACCGCGCCCGCGCCCCGACGCGACACCCCTCCGGCGACGGATCGAGAATATCCGCCCCTTTTAATATTCGATGCGCTGGAGCCACGGTTAGCCATGGCGTGACGGAATACACCCGACAGGGACATTTTGCCAAGCCCCGCCCTTTAACGTTCTAAATGTTCTAACGATAGAACAGAAAAGAGACGTATTTGCGCGCCGTTCCGCCCGTTCCAGATGTTCCACGCGCCTGCACATGATGCGCGCGCTCACACATCGCCCGAACGCTCCGCCAGAACAGAACATTGGAACGCAGTCACCAAACAACTGATAAATAAGGATAATTCGCAAATCCGCTACAGAACCCGCAGAACGCCCCCGGACCCGATCGCACCATCAAAATTCGGCTCAAATTCTGCTTCGCCAATATGGGTCAGGGTGAGGGTGCCATGAGGCGGAGAGAGCGCCAAGAGAGGCCGAGAGAGCAGGGCGCGACGATGATGACAGCCGCGCGCACCGCGCCGCTTACGCGGCGCTGCGCGGCTGAATTCCTTTATTTGTTGAGCTACGCGCCGCGTAGCTCAATTTCCCACTTGACGGAACCATATTGTCCCCGCTAGGGACATTTATAGCGCACCTACCCGGGTGACGCGAAACCGGCAAGGAGGCCGAACAATGTCAGATCGCAAGATCATCGCCACCGGCGAAATCGCGGGAACCTATGGTCCCGATACCGTCAAAATCGAACAGCTTAAGCGCGGACGCCACGCGGGCCGCTTTGTCACACGCGGCGCGGGCTTCGCCGGTCGCGTCGCCTATGCCAGCGCCGACACCGCCCGCCGCGCGGTCGAACGCCATGCCCGTTTCGCGGGCTGGGTCGGGGAGGCGTGAACATGCTCACCGAAACCAACATCGCCACCCGCGCCCTCGCCGAATGGCGCGCCGCCCAGCTGGCGGCGCAGGGCTTCGCAACCCGCGTGATCGAGGATCGCCGCGCCAGCGTCGGACCGTTCCGCATCCGCGCCACGCTCGCCGGGAGGGCCTGACCGATGCGCAACAAGCACGAACGTCATTTCTATCATCCTGCCAACGCACTGTGCGTCCGCGACAAGCATAGCAGCGCCGTGGCGTACATCTGGAACGATAGCCGGGGGCGTCCCCATGCCGTCGCGTTTCAGGGCAAGGCGCAAAAGCCCGCATGGAACTTCTATTTCGCGAACGACGCTGCGCGCGAAAAGCGGGTCCGGGGCTTCTTCGCCGCGATCCAGCGCCACGAGGCGGAGCGCGCGAAAAAACGCGCCGAGCGCAGCGCATGGCAGAACCCGTACAAGGTCGGCCAGATTTTCAGCACCTGTTGGGGCTACGATCAGACCAACCGCGAATATTACGAGGTTGTCGAAGTGCGCGGAAAGCACCTGATCGTGCGCGAAATCGCGACCGAATATGTCGAAACCCAATGGCTCGCAGGAAAGGTCGTACCGCTGCCGGGGAGCTATATCAGCGAACCCCACCGCGTGCTGGCGCAGCCATACGGCTTCCGTGAGCCCCGCTATAAACATCACCTCGCCACACTGGAAACGCCCACCATGGTCGGCGGCGTCCCAACCTACGGCGCGGACTTCGTGAGCAGCTATCACTGACGCCACCCCCAGCGCGTCGGGCACCGCCCGGCGCGCTCAAGGTGCCGCCACTGGCACGAAACCGGCAAAAGGAGGCCGACAACATGCCGAAATTTCAAGTCCGCATCTGGCGCGAAGTCGTCGAAACCGAGTTTTTCACGCGCGAGATTGAGGCAAGCGACCGCGACGCTGCACTTGCGCAGGCCGAGACGATCGCCGCCCAATCCCGAATGTCCGCGCCCGATGACGTTCAGCCCGGCGACACCGCCGATTTTGGAAGCTGGAATGTCGACTGGGCGGACCAGTGCGCGACCTGCCACCAACCCGATTGCGGCGGGGAGTGCTTGGGATGACCCAGCTCGACCTGTTCGCCGCCGCCACCGCGCCCGCCATCCGCCGCCCGGTCAAACCACACGGCAAGGTGGTACAGGGCGAAGTGGATGAAACGCTAACCCTTCCACACCCGCGCATGGCATGGCACCGCGCGCGCATCGAGCTGCACCGCCATCATGCCGGGCTTTGGATGTGGTCGACCAGCTGGCAGGCCGTGAATAGCGGGCGATCCTACCGGGTCGGGGAGAAATGGGGCAAGTTCGCCGAAAGCCGCGACGCCGCGCTGTTTCACGCGGTGCAGGAAATGCGCGGCGGGATCGGCATCGAGGCCAGCGCCGACGCGCGCGCGATCCTCGCATGGCTAGACACGTTGCGCTAATCACCGATCGCAATCGCGTCGGTATTTGCAAAGCGGGCGCTATTCGCCGCGAAAGACGCCGCGCTGTTTCAGTCTTATGAGGCGCGGCGCGAATGGCTCTGTGATCGCACGCGCGGCGAGATATGCGCCGAACGGGGCAAAGGCTTCATAGAGAAAGCCGCGCCAGCTTTCCGCATCCGCCGCCGCACAGATCAGCCAGAATATCACCAGCAGCAAAAGCGTTATTCGTTGACGCTCGATAGTGTCGGGGTTTTGGCCAATTCGTTCGAACGCACGGCCAATGCCGACCACAGCCGCCAGTAACATCATGAATTCTGTCATATTGACGCCCCGCCCTGTCAACGCTCGATAGGCCAGCGAACCGCCCACCCGCCGCGCAGCATCGCCGGTCCCAGCTCGACCCCACCGGCCCAGCATCGCACCACCGGACGGCCATAAGGATCGCGCGACTGGAAACCGGGCCGGTCGGGCAGGGCATCCACGATCCGGCATCGAACCGCCCTGCCGCGAATCATCCGCGCCAGCGCCGCCTTACTCGCTTTCCCATCGCCGGGCGCACATCGGCGTCCCTTCCGGCATCCATGCGTCTCCGGAGCGTCGATCCGTGCGAGTCGCCATAACTTTCCGTTGCAATCCTTGATCGTGTCTCCGTCGACGGCGACCGATGGGGCGCAAAGCGTAAGAAGCGCGGCGGCAATCATGCGCACAGCCTGCCACGGGTCCGGGCGATCCACAAACCACTTTCCTACAACCGCTGCGCCATGCTCTCACCGGGACATGGCGCGAATCATTCCTTCATGGGTCCAGAGCCTCGGCGCGATGCTGAACGCTTGTGAGGTCCGCGCACGCTGCCGCTCCTGTGAAGCGACCCGGCCGATCGATGTGGCGGCGCTCGCCCGGCGGGTCGGGGAGGACTATTCGCTCCTGCACCGCCGCTGCCGCTGCCGCCTCACGCCGGGGTGCAACGGGTGGAATGTCTTTGATTATTCAACAGGTTGCTGGTGGTATCACTTGTACGACGATGCTGACGATATCCGCTGGGACGCCATCGATCGCCGCAGGATGCAACATTGATCGATGAATTTCAGATTGAAGTCGGTCGCATCGATGATCGTAGTTTTGGACAAAATGTAGAATTAACTTTGCATTCAATGAACACGATTATAACATCAGACACGCAGACATCGAAGGGCAAGGCCATCGATATTGAGCCCCGGACGTTCCAGCGTCCGGGGCTCTTTGCGTTTCAGCCGCTGTGATCCGGGCGGCAAATCTCTACGATCTTAAGGATCAGCAGAGCAAACGCGATCATTACCCCAAGTAGGGCGATCACGTCGTTGGCAGACATTTGGGGAAGACCTCCTGTAGCGTTATGGGGTCGACCAGTTCGACCCCTGCGCCGATCAGCATAGACCCGAAAAGGCGCAGAACAAGAAGTGATCAACTCTTATTAGCCCGATCGCCCATATTCCCAACCTAATTAGCGGGTTTGCAGCGCTTCAACTTGTTGCGAATAGACCCGGCGAGCCCTTATTTGCAGCCATTATTCCATAATCAGGATAATCGCCCTCCCGCTCCATCTCCAACCGGCACGGCGGTATCCAGCGTACCCGCGTATCGCCGTCGCCATCCGTCAACCAGATAAAGACATTGTAGCTCGTGGCGGTGCTGGCCTTGGTTCCCGGCTTCTCGGCAAACGGATCGACCTCGCCTGCGCGCACCAACCGCCCGCGCAGCATCACGACCCGTTCGGTGAACACCAGCTTGAAATCGGGCGGTGTGCGCGAATAGAGGCGCTCATAACGGCCTGTCCCTTCCTCAAACGCCCCGCGCAGGATCATCGCCACGCCCGCGCGGCTCGTGTCGCGCGCCCGCGCGATGAATTGCTCTGCCAGGCGAAAGGGCGGGTTGCAGAATGTCCAGTCGACCGGATAGGGCGCAGCGCCGAACAGGTAATCACGAACCGGAAACCCCACGCCGTAATCGTGAACGTCGCTCGCATCGACCGACGCGAAGAATTCGGCCAGTGGCTTGACCATATACCCACGGTTCGCGGCGGGCTCGCGGCACGTCATCGCGCGATGCGCCAGCGACCGTTCGGCCAGCCAGCGCAACACCGCCCGCGTCGCCCATGGCGGCGTCGGGAAATCGTCCAGCTCATCCGGCGCAACGCAGCGCCGCTGCATGACCGCCGTGGACCGGTTCGGGGTGTTCATAACACGCGCTCTAAAATATGGAGGCCGCGTGATTTTGTGCGTCCGCAGAACTGCCAACCAGCCATCTTGAAACAATAGCCGGGGTTCGCACTTACCTTTGCAGGGTCGACGTAAGTATAATGGCGCGTATCCGGCCATTTTCGATCGGCGATAGCATCAGCTGCTCGGATCAAATCGGAGGACAGGCCTGCGCCGCTGTTGCTGAACACTGCACAATTCACACCTCTCTGTCCCGTATCGTCCAGAAAAACCCGCCAAGCCAACAGAGCACGGCGGCAGGGGGTAGAAAGTAGTAATTTTTGTCCGGGGCCGATGATTAGCAACGTGCCCCTATCGAGACGACGCGCGCGGCTGCGCTCGCTGGAATAGTGCCGATTGTAAATAGCCGCAGCAATCGGATCACCGTCGAGGATCGGGATCCACACATCCAGCGGCAGAAGCTCCGTCATTCCTCATCGCCTCCCCGAATAACCGACAGCGGGATCGCAATCGCATTGTCCGCCCCCGCGCCATTGACGAACCGCATTTTCAGGCCGCGAACCGCGCCTTCCACCTTGCCCAGCGATTGCAGATACCCGCTCTTGTTCCACTCGGTGCGCTCGAACAGGCCGACCAGCGGCGCACAGGTGGGATAGGCAAGCGCCAGATACGCCGAAGCCCATGAACCGGGCAGCGGCTCGCCCGCCAGCTTCGGCAGCGGCTCGCCGTCCGACCCGTGCTGCAATTCGATCAGGCGCAGGCCATATTGCTTCAGCCGGTGGCGCGACTGTTCGCCCGCCTTGGTCAGCGCATCGTCGAACTGCGCATCGGGCGTCATCGCGTTGGTGATGTGCTGCGCGATCGTCTCCGGTGCCGCGCCATGCGCGCCGGGGATCGTCTGATACAGCAAATGCTGGATGCAGCGCTGATCGTCGGTTTGCGCCTCTGCCTTGCCCCGCGCCATCATCGGCAGGATCAGGCGAACCCATTCCTGTTCGCGGCCATGTTCGGCATTCGCTTCGCTTTCGCGCCCCGGTGCCCGATCGAACATCAGGCAGTCGGCACAGGCCAGCAGCGTGCCGAATGTGTCCTGCCAGCGCCCTTCCAGCCCATGGCTGGCAATCACGCGCTTATAATCGGTCAGCGTTTCGTCAAAGCGCGGCCATTGCTCGATCATCCGCCGGTGCATCCGCCGCCCGATCGCGCCCCATTTCTTCAAATCGGGGGGCGTCCACTGATCGTCCGCCTTGCGCGGCGGCACCTGCCGCATTTCCAGAATCGCCATACGGTTGCGCTCTTCGCCCTTGGCGATCGAATGCAGCACCGACGAAAACAGGAAACAGCTTTGCGCGGTGAATTCCTGCGCCTTGTGGTCGGCGCTCCCGCGATACATCTTCGCGCCCGACGACGCCTTTTTGGCAAGGTTCAGGATCGCGCGTTGCTTCTCCGGGTTATCGTCGGCCTCCGCCTCATCGATCATCACCGGCAACGTATCGTCGCCCAGCACCTGCCGAATGGCCGCTTCGCTCGCGTCCTCGGTATGCAGGCACCAATCGGACAGCAGCGCGCGATACAGCTTTTGCAGGCTCGATTTGCCCGCCGCCGTCGGGCCGACCAGCCACATATGCGACCGCCAGCCCAGCGCCCCGCAAATATACATCTGCGCCACCATGCCCAGCGCCAGCAGCGGCGCGGCGTGCGGCTCGGTCCAATACCATTGCCGCAACAGGTCGAGCAGCTGGCCCGCCTCTTCGCGCGTGCTCGATTCCGACGACGGCGCGGGCAACGCTTCCTGCGCGGGATAATAGCGTTCGCCGACGCGCCCTGCAGGATACTCGATCAACGGGCCGGGGCGTCCTTTCAGGTCGGCCGCGCCGGCCACCATGACGCGATTGCCCATGTGCAGGACAAGCTCTTCGTCCAGCCCCTGCCGATGCGCGCCGCGCCCGAACACACGGCCCTGCGGTTTGAAGATTTTGCGGGACCGGCACGCCAGCACGATCGCCGCGCTGCTCTTTTTCTGGTCCCACCCGGTAACGTCGCCATCCTTGTTGCGCTGCGGATAATGATGTTCCAGCCAGCTCTCGTCACCGACCATCAACAGGATATCGTTCTTACCCAATTTGGTGTCGCAGCAGATCAGTTGCTGCGAACTGTCGAGCAGATACAGGCGCAGGCCGCTTATCCCCAATGGCTGGATCGGCGCATCGGCGGGCAGGAACGGCATGTCATATTGCGCGCTCGCATCCCCCTTTTTCTTGCGCAAATCCGGCGCATCGACCGGTTTGCTCGCGCTCTGGCGCACACTGTCCAGCCCCCCGCTTGCCATCAATCGCTCCGCTTCGCCCATTCGGCGGCGCGCGCTTCCATCATGCTGGGCGCATTGCGAATATCGATCCGGTCAGGATGCGCGACGAATACGGGCCGGGGCACGCGCGCCGGGTCGGGGCGGGCCGGGCGCTTGGTCAAAAACCGATGCCGCGCCCACGCCTCGCTTTCGGTGCAGCCCAGATACAGGCTACATTCCCGCATCGACAGCCCATCGCGCAGCCCGTCGATCAATTCGCGATCGCGTTCGCAGGTCCATGCAAAGCCGCTCATGGCCGCGCCTCGCGGCACTTGCGTTCGTAACGGTTGGCCGCGCGCATCCACGCTGGCCCCCATTGCCTCCACGAAAAGGTAACGCCCCCCAGTACGATGCCCAGTTGCAGATCGTTCGCACCGAACACCTTCCATGCGATCAGCCCGCAGATGGAAGCAGCCGCAACGATCAGCGCGATTTTATAGGCGAAGACGACGCCGCGCATCGTCAGATAAGCGATCCGATCGATCACGCCGTAATCCCCGCCATCGTCAGAATCGCCGCATCGACCGCGCGGCGGGTCGAATAGACCAGATCACGCCCACCGACCGCGCAATCGTCCAGCGACCGCCGCGCCGCATCAACGGCGGCATCGATTCGCTGTGTCGGTATCTTGCGCGACTGCATCGTGTCGCGGATCGCGCGCATAATCAGCGCATCATTTTCCGCGCGGCTCATGCCGAGGGCACCCGATGAAGGTCATTTCGCACTGATATGGTCAGGCGATCCCGATCTTTGTGAATATCGAAATCACGAAACACCGCCATGGCGACCGCAGGGGCAACCTGTGACAGGCGTTCCGATACCCGACACTGTGCGTTCTCGACCTCTTCAGTGACGATCCTTTCGGCCTCCGCCTTTATCGCCGCCAAAATAGCGCCTTGGATAAAATCGCTCATACGTCCTCCATGCGCACACCGCGCAGTTCGTCGTTGAAATCCTTGAAACCGGGGCCGGGCCAGATGCCGCGCACCCGCCGCCCCGCCTCCTGATGCTTCGCGATGACGCGTTCCTTCGTGCGATCGATCTGGGCGGCGGCGCGTTCATGCTTCGCCGCTTCGGCTTCATCGCCGCGCGCCAGCGCCTGGCGCACGCGAAACGCGCGCACTTCATCGTCATTGTCGTGGATCAGGGTCAGCGCCCGCGTCTGGTTACCCAGCACCAGCGCGCCCAGATTCTCCAGCGTCGCCGCCGCGACGATCCGCAAACCGGGGTCGGCCATGCCGACGCTCAGGCAGTTTTCGATGCCTTCACCCGCGAACGGTTCGACCTCAGGCGGAATATCGGCCAGCGTCGCCCGGCTCCGATTGCCTTTCAGCAGCGGGATATGCGCACCCGTGAAGCGGCCGAGGATCATCTTCGGCTCATCCAGCGGCGCTTTGCGCCACACGCCCCGGTGATATTCCAGATAGGTGCGATGCGTCGCGACATGGCCGACACCGGGCAGGATCATCTGCGCCAGCATCGCCGGGATGCCGCGCCGCAATTCTCTGTTCCAGCAATCGTGCCGGTATCGCAGCGCGCCGGGATATTTGCCGAACACCGCGAAATCGATGCCCCGACCGTTCAGGTACAGCGCTGCCGGATTGTCGCGGCTCAATTCCGGGCCGCTCTGCCAGATGCCGATCGCCTGCCGCCGCGTCTTTTCGATCTTCTCCGCTGCCTCGCGCGCCCGGCGCTTGGCCTCCGCATCGAATTGCGCCTGTTGCTTCGCGTCGCGAAAATCGATGCCCTGTTCGCTCTCCAACTGGCGAAGCGCGCTCATGAAGCTGATGCCCTTGCGCACCTCCAGATACGTGAAGACGTCGCCATGCGCCCCACATGCAAAACAGTGGTAGAACGCCTTTTCGTCATTGACGGTAAAGCTGCCCACCTTCGTATCGTGGTGGAACGGGCACAGCCCCAGATGCTCCGCCCCGCGCTGTTCCAGCTTCACCTCGATACCGATGATCGACGACAGCCGGACGCGGCTGCGCACGGCCTCGGCACGCCGCTGCAACTCCGCCGGATCGATGGGGGGAAGCGTCATCGCCTTACCGCCGCGCCAGTGCCGGTTCTTCGACGGGAGCCGGTTCATACCAGTCCGCATGGCTGCATATCTCGCGCCGCGCGAGTTCGTTCATCAGGTCGGGCTTGGCCCGCTTACCCTCGATTTCCCATCCCGTGATGGTGCTGCGGGGCACGCCGATCATGCGGCCCAGTTCGTCGCGGCTTAGCTTTCTCGGTCGATCCGTTCGAAAGCACCTGATCTTGTATCCGGCGAGCGTCATCATTATTGGCAAATATCCCTCACAGGGACATTTTAGCAATAGCGTGCGTAAAAAAATGCACCAAAAAAAGGAATGGTGACGATGGGCCAGCTACTTCAATTCCCCGGAATGGCTAAGAAACTCGACAATCCACCCAACCGCATCCGGGAATTGCGCATCGCGATCGGTAAGCAGCGCCGGGGCAAGGCCTATACGCAGGTGGAGCTGGGCGAGGCGCTGGGGTACGCACATCAGCAGATCGGGCGATGGGAAACCGGCGAACGGCCCATTTACGATGTGCAGCTACGCCGCATCGCCGATTTCCTTGGTGTCCCGCTGGCACAGATGCTTACAACCAAGGATAATCCTTACTCTTTGTCGGATGAGGAACAGGAAGTCGTGGATTCGGTTCTCGCCGCTATGCGGTCGGGCGATGAACGCGCCGTCGCTATGATGCGCCACGTTGCGGAAGGGGCGCGCAGCTATGACGCCGGACCCGCGCAAAAGCCCGCGCTTCGCGATGTGAACGCCAAGGACGATCAGAAAAACCGCGCCTGATCGATAGCCCGCGCGCGACGGCGCGGGCCGCGCAAACCGCCGCATCGATCCCGGTTTCGATGCGGCTTTTTTGCGCCCCGAAAACAAAATGTCCCTGCTGGGGATAATTTCCACTTGCCAGAATGTCCCTGTGGGGGATATTTCCGGCGAGTCGAAATTCACCAGTGAGGCACAATCATGGGCAATGTCACCCCGATTACCGACGCCAAACGGCGTCGCGCTCCCGATCCCGGCACGGTTTTGCTCCCCCCGGTCCCGTGCCGGTCCGTCCCGTCCGCCCGTTCACTGCCCTCTTCGGGCGGGCGGGGCGGTGAATATGGGCTGGGCGATGTCGCCCGCCCGCTCGGCCTCGCCCATTTCGAAATCCGCACGATCATCGATGCGCTTCGGGTGGAGGCTGCGCATAACGGCATGCCGCTCCCCAAAACCCCGCGCCACGAAAAGGGAAAGCCGATCACCGGCCCCCGCGCGATCGTTCGCAAAAGCCGTTGGGATGCGGGCGAAATGGATGCGTGGCTGGAAAGCCGCCAGCGGGGGCAGTCGTCGCTGCCCCCGCCCGGCGTTTCGCAAAGCACGCGCGAAGAAATGGCCCGCCGTGCGGCCGGAATGGGGCGCGGCTGATGGACCCCCTCAACATCATAGCGCTGATCGGCGCGGGGATGATCAACGGTGCGGTCATCGGGCTGGAAATCGGGCGCAAGCTGCGCAACGCGCCGGTCTGCCGCTATTGCCTCGGCAGCGGCATGGCACCCGCTCGGTTCATTGGCACAGCATCGGGCAGGGCAAAGGTCATTACGACCGACTGCCCCCATTGCCGGGGTGTCCGGTAATGCGCCCGGACTCTCTCGACGATCCGCGCGCGATCGATGCGCTCAATCGCTTCGCAAGGGCCATCGCCTGCGTTGCGATCGGGGGTGCGCTCGGCATGATCGCAACCGCGCTGATGGTGGTGGTGCCATGATGCCGCCGCCGCCCTTCGCCGAACCGCTGCCCGGCGTTCTGCGCCGCCGCCGCGCCCGCCGTGTCCGGATCGCCATGTACGGCTTCGCCTTTGTCGCGCTCGGCTTCCTGCTCGCCGCAATCGGAGCCTGACCGATGGCAACCGAAACGCTCCCACGCCCGATCTCGCCCACCGCCATCTGGCGCGAACGCGACCGGTCCATGTTCATCGTCCTGTCGGACGGCACCGTCGGGAAGGTCAGCGAGGACGAAGCGCTGGAACTGGCCCTGTCCATCGTCTGGGCCTTGTCCCCCGAAACCAGAAAGGAACAGTCATGAGGTTCCATCGCAAATCCCGCTCGCGCGTTCAGCGCAAATTCGCGTGGTTGCCGAAGAAGCTCGACAACGGCACGACCGTCTGGCTCGAATTCTACACCCGCTGGCCGCGCTACTACGGGGAAAAACGGTGAGCCGCCGCGCCTGCCCCATGGACGTGGCGCGGCAGGAGGCACGCCTTGCCGAGCTGGAGGCGCAGCGCACGCCCTGGACGATCGCACAGCTGAACGAATTCGAACGGCTCGACCATAACCGCGATCAGCGCCGCCGCCGCGCGGAACGCCAGCTGCCAAAGGCGCGCGAATGGGTCGCCGAACTCGAACGCCGCGCCGGGCTGGGCTGACATGAGCCCGCGGCGCAGCCAGTCGCCCCGATGCGTCGTCCCCGGCTGCACCCATGACCGGCCAAAGGGCCATCGCCTGTGCCGCCGCTGCTACGCCGCACTGCCGGCCGAAATTCGCGGCGGCATTCTGAACGCATGGTTCGCCCGCCCGCGCCGCATGATCGCGTACCGCCAATGGGTCCGCGCCGCAGGAACCTTCATGAAGGCGCGCCGCCAGTCGCGCGCCCCCGCCACCTACCAAAACACCGCCCGCCTGCTCGGCGAACGCGATTAGGGAGAAGCCGAATGGCTGACCACACTTCTATCGAATGGACCGACGCAACATGGAACCCGGTTACCGGCTGTTCGGTCGTTAGCGCTGGCTGCACCAACTGCTATGCCATGAAACTCGCAGGCACGCGGATGAAGCATCACCCCTCGCGCGAAGGGCTGACGCAGGACACCAAGTCCGGGCCGGTCTGGAACGGGCAGGTGCGGTTCAACGAGCAATGGCTCGATCAGCCGCTGCGCTGGAAGCGCCCGCGCACCATCTTCGTCTGCGCGCATGGCGACCTGTTTCATGAAGGCGTGCCCGACGAATGGATTGACCGCGTGTTCGCCGTGATGGCGTTGTGCCCGCACCATCGGTTTCAGGTGCTGACGAAGCGGTCGGGGCGCGCGATGCGCTACGCCAAAGACTGGAATACGCCAGTCCGCGTCGCGCGCCTGTTGTTGGAATGGGCTGGCGATAAGTTGGTAGCCTTTTCACAGGCCTTTGCTGCGTTGATCGAACGAGGTCAGGAAGAGCAGCCGGAAGCTGCAGCTTGGCCGCTCCCGAATGTCTGGCTGGGCGTGTCGGTCGAGGATCAGCGCGCGGCGGACGAGCGGATTCCCGATCTGGTCGAAACGCCAGCGGCTGTTCGCTTCCTGTCGTGCGAGCCTTTGCTTGGTCCGGTCGATCTCGAAGAATGGCTTATCTGCGCGAATGCGCGTGATGGCGTTACGATGGACCCCAGCACCGGGGCTTATGAATGCTGCACTCTCTGCGACTTCACCGGCGTCACCGGCGCTATCGGTTGGGTTATCGTTGGCGGAGAAAGCGGGAAGACGGCCCGACCTATGCATCCCGCATGGGCGCGCTCACTGCGCGATCAATGCGCGTCGGCAAGCGTGCCGTACTTCTTCAAGCAATGGGGGGAATGGGCTCCGGTCTGCGAAATGTCGGAAGAGGCAATCGACGCCTGTTATGATCCGGCCCCGGAACACGATCCCAATGCAATGCGTCGCCGCAAGGTCGCCGAGTGCGTGTTGCATTGGAATGCCGATCGCTTCGAGGGCAGGGCGATGTTCGAGCGTCCGGCATTCGAGCAGGGTTCGAAAGCGATGACGATGATGGCGATCGGCAAGAAGAAGTCCGGTCGGTTTCTCGACGGGGCGCAGCATGATGGGATGCCGTCATGAGCCGCGAGGGCCACGGCCTCACGGAACGCGAAACGGAGATCCTCGATCTGGAAGCGGACGGCGTGGACAACGATTGCATCGCCCGCCGTCTCGATGTGTCGCCCGGCTATGTCCGCAACGTGCTGGCAAAATACCGCTACAGCGCCGCGACCGACCTTCGCATCAATGCCGCGATCGTCCGCGCCAGCAACGAACTCGCCGCACGCTGCGCCGCCAGTGGTGGGAGGTTTCGGTGATGGAAATCAATCAAAGGTGCTGCGCCATCGCAGACCGGGTAGAGCCGCGCTATCGCAGTCAACAGCCCGGCGCGCGCGCGTATTCCTGCACTGGCCATGTCGCCAAGCTTTGGGGCGCAGCTTATGAGGGCGCGCGCCTTGCTTTGACGGACGACAGTCAGGTCATCGATGACAACGACCTGCCGTTCTGATTGACCACAACCCAAAGCCGCCGCACCATGCGGCGGCGAAACCGGCATAGGAGGCCGATTCATGCTTTCCCCGATCGACAAACGCAGGCGCAATGCCTTTCGCACATGGATGCTGGCCCAGCCCGGCAAACAGGATGCGGCGGATGCGCTCGACATGTCCCCGCGCGCGCTCGACCGCTTCTATTCCGGCGCATCGCCCGTCCCGCCGGGCGTGCTGCGCGACGCCGCCGATCGCTGCGACGATCCCGTATTATGCGCCAAACTGCGCAAACTGGCCGAGGATCGCGCCGATGCCTAAAAAACGCCAAATCCCGCGCCTGTTCGAACAGCGGCTTGCCGATGGAACGACCGTCTTTCACTGGAAACCCAGCAAGACCCTGCGCGATTCCGGTAGCTTCACCAACCGCAAACTCGGTACCGACGAAGCGCTTGCCGTGGCCGAAGCGATGGCGCTCAACCGGCAGGTCGCCGAATGGAAATCGGGAACGACGATCAGCGCGCCCGCAATGCCGCGCATCGTCCGCTTCGCCGAACTCGTTACCCGCTACCGCGACAGCAAGGCGTTTGCCGACCTTGCCCCCTCGACACAGCGCGAATACAGCTCGCGGCTCGAATTTCTTAGTGGATGGGCGATGGACGGCACCCTGCCTGTCCGCGACATCGATCGCGATCTTGTCCTCGATCTGCGCAACGGGGTCTATGAGAACGATAGCGCCTACACCGCCGCTGCAAAGCTGCGCGTTCTGCGATTGTTGCTCAGTTGGGCAATAAAAGCCAATATGATCCGGGGAATCGATGGCAGAATAATCAAAGAAAACCCGGCAGCGTCGATCGACATTAAACAACCACGCCCGCGCAAGAAACGCATCGTCCATGATGACTTGCCTTGGCTGCTGGCGAGCGCGGAAAAGCTGGGCTATCACCACACCGCCATCGGCTGCGTTCTAGGCTTCTACACGACGCAGCGCGAGGGCGATCTCCTCGCCACCACCCGCTTTGCCATGCGACCGATTCGCGACCTTACCGCCGAAGCGCGCGGAGCGCTCGCCGGTCCCGATGGCCGCGTGCTGGGCATTTCCTTGGAACAGGGAAAGACGCATACGCAAATCTCCATCCCGCTCGTCCCCGTCGCGCGCGCCGCCTTGGAACGTCAGATGGCTGGTCGGCTCCCTGACGCATCGCGCGCCGTGGTGCGTACCTATCTTATATCAAAGGGCGAGGGCGGGGGCGCGTGCCACGAAAAAACGTTCCAGCGCGATTTCCGCCGCGTCGCTGATTATGCCCTGCGCCGCGTCGTCCGCGCCGTATGGGCCGCGCGTGCCGAGCATGACAGCGACCTTGCATGGACGCTGATCGACTGCGCGAAACGGCTTCGCGGCGTTCAGTTCCGGGATCTGCGCCGGTCGGGCATGTGCTGGATGCGTGACCTTGGCGTGCCGGATACCCTGATCGCCGCGATCAGCGGCCACAGCATCGATCAGACGCGGAAAATCCTCGCGACCTATCTCCCCCGCGACACCCGCGCCGCAGCCGAAGGGATGGCAATGGCAGTCATGCGCCAGGCCGAACGCGACGCCGAACCCGGAAAGGAGCAATCCGCGTGATTACGAAGGAACTGGGAGCCTTGCCAGAGACTGCTGAAGAGTACGCCAATTTTCTGAAGGGCGAACTGGAAAAGATCGCCAGCGACTATGCACCGCGCATAGCAAGAGCGCACGCCAGCGTTGCGGATGCGGATAGCCGCCACCGCGATGGCGCGGAGCCGGAACGTCACCACTTGGCCCACCTGTACGAAAGCTACGAGCTGGCACGCCGCCCTATCATTGACCAGCTGATTCTACTCGAAAGCAGGCGTCCCTATCGCCTGATAATGACGGCTGAGCGAATCGATTCGCCGGATTATGTCGCACGTGCGACAAAAAATATGTCGCACGGCGACGGCACTAACCCCCTTGACCGCAGTAAAACCGGGCGTTAG